ACTGTGACACACAATGAAAAAGCTGAGCAGCTTAACGGTCGTCTTGCTATGCTGGGCGTCATGGCTGCTCTGGGCGCTTACGCTCTAACTGGTCAAATTATCCCTGGAGTTTGGTAATGCCACAAGGTAAAGGTACTTACGGTACGCAAAAAGGTCGTCCCCCTAAAAAAGGGTCTAAAAAGTAATGGCTAAACAAGGTCTCTACGCTAACATCCACGCAAAACGATTGCGTATTAAACAAGGCTCTGGAGAAAAGATGCGGAAGCCCGGCAGTGCTGGTGCTCCTACTGCAGCTAACTTCAAACGAGCAGCTAAAACTGCTAAGAAAAAATGATTACTTGCCCAGATTGCACGCCAGCACAACAGTATGTGTTAGAGCAACTGCAGACTCGTGCTGAAGTGACTGACAAAACTGCCCTGGCTGTGATCATGGGCAACATAGAACAAGAGTCCAACTTCCGCCCTAAGGTATGTGAGGGTGGGGCCATCGTGCCCTACGATCAGTGCCTTCGTGGTGGTTATGGGCTCATCCAATGGACCTCCCAACATCGTTATGATGGATTGGGTACGTTCTGCAAACAATGGCGTTGTGACCCATCCTCGTTGGAGGGGCAAACACGTTACATGATTAATGAAATGGAGTTCAGAGATGATCTCCATGCATTTCAAACTAAACATCAAACAGTTGATTACTACATGAACCACGCCTGGTATTGGCTAGGTTGGGGTATTCATGGTAATCGCACACAGTACACTTATTCTTTTTTAAACAAACTACAATGAAATTTCTTGCTATCCTCCCTGTCGTTGCTCTCTCTGCAACCCCTGCTCTTGCTGGTCCTTATGTGAACATTGAAGCTAACTCTGGTTTCACTGGTTCTGATTATAATGGTACTGTGATTGACAACCACATTGGTTACGAAGGTTCTAACTGGTACATCCAAGGTGGTCCTTCTATTGTATCTCCCGATGGTGGTGAGTCTGAAGTGGAACTGTCTGGTAAAGTTGGTGGTTCTGTCCCCCTGTCTGAGAAGCTGGGTGCCTACGGTGAGCTGTCGTTTATCACTGGTGACGACAACAATGGCTATGGTACTAAAGTTGGTGTGAAGTACAGCTTCTGATGCCTTACGCTGACCCAGAAAAACAAAAGAGATACCTATACGAGTACGAGTTAAAAAAACGTAAAGAACATCCTGAGTATTTTCTCTGGAAGTCAGCAAAGAAACGGGCTAGGGAAAAAGGGCGTGACTTTGACATCACTCCTGATGACATTATCATCCCTGAGTTCTGCCCGTACCTTGGCATTCCTATTTCTCATGAAGTGGGTGGTAAGTCCAGGCGCCCCGGGTCACCTTCCCTAGATCGTATTGATTCTGCTCGGGGCTATGTTAAAGGGAACATACTTGTTTGCTCTTGGCGTGCCAACAATATTAAGTCGGACGCTACTCTTAACGAACTCATAACTCTTACTAAACAATGGTCGCAACTACAATCACTCAGCCCAGAGAATCAGTCTGGGACAAATATATAAATTGGGTTACGAGTACTAACAATCGTTTGTATGTCGGACACTTCGGCGTGCTTATGATTCCTTGTTTGCTCGCAGCCACCACCTGTTTTATTCTTGCTTTCATTGCTGCACCTCCTGTAGACATTGATGGCATCCGTGAACCAGTCTCCGGATCTCTACTCTATGGTAACAACATCATCTCTGGTGCCGTCGTGCCTAGCAGTAACGCAATTGGACTACATTTGTACCCGATCTGGGAAGCCAATACCCTTGAAGAATGGCTCTACAATGGCGGACCTTATCAGCTCGTCGTGTTCCACTTCCTTATTGGTATCTTCTCTTACTTGGGACGAGAATGGGAACTTTCGTACCGACTTGGGATGAGGCCCTGGATCTTTGTTGCTTACTCTGCCCCCGTGGCTGCAGCGACTGCAGTCTTTCTTGTCTATCCATTTGGACAGGGTTCTTTTTCTGATGGGATGCCTCTTGGCATTTCCGGTACGTTCAACTTCATGCTGGTCTTCCAAGCTGAACATAATATTCTTATGCATCCTTTCCATATGCTTGGTGTTTCCGGCGTATTTGGTGGGTCTTTGTTCTCAGCTATGCATGGTAGTCTTGTCACCAGCTCTCTCGTTCGTGAGACAACTGAAAATGAAAGCCAAAACTATGGCTACAAGTTCGGTCAGGAGGAGGAGACTTATAACATTGTTGCTGCGCATGGTTACTTTGGCAGACTTATCTTCCAATATGCGTCGTTTAATAATAGTCGTTCTCTTCATTTCTTCCTTGCCGCTTGGCCCGTCCTGGGGATTTGGTTCACTTCTCTTGGCGTTAGCACTATGGCGTTTAACTTGAATGGATTCAACTTTAATCAATCTATTATTGATCGTCAAGGTCATACCATTAATACTTGGGCTGACATTCTTAACCGTGCTAACCTTGGTTTTGAAGTAATGCATGAACGTAATGCGCACAACTTCCCTCTTGATCTTGCGGCTGCATCTACTACTGAAGTAGCTCTTACTGCCCCTACTATTGGTTAATTAATTCGTACGTTCAGTTGCAGCTACGCTGCTTCCGCATGTTGCCTAGTCATGGAACGGGGACTAGGTTTATTTTGTACGAACCGTGTCTATTAATCTCATTCGTTTCCTTGATAATCAGCGCAAGCGTGCTGAGCGTTATCGTGTTGATACGCTCCGCTATCGCGGTGTTGAGTACAAGAAGTAATCTGGTGACTTAGTGCGTGCTTAACGCACACTGGGAGGGGTTCGATTCCCCTCCTTACTTATTTGGCATTGGCCCTTACGAGGACACCCTTTGCCGAACCGGTTTGGTAAAAGACCTTTAAATTTTTACCACAAAAATTTTTATATATCAAACGTTTGGTAGTCTTTTATATTTAATTATTTACTACTACAATGGCATTTCAATCTTCTGTTAACCCTACTCAGCTTACTCAGCTGGGTCAGGCTAACCTTACGGGTGATACCCGTGCTCTGTATCTCAAGCTTTTTAGCGGTGAGATGTTCAAAGGATTCCAGTACAATACTATTGCTCGGGATCTGATCATGAAGCGTACCCTGAAGAACGGCAAATCTCTGCAGTTCATCTACACGGGTCGTACAAAGTCTGAGTTCCATACTCCTGGAAACAGCATCCTGGGTGACAGCAACGGTGCACCCCCGGTGGCTGAGAAGACCATCACTATTGATGACCTTCTGATCAGCTCCGCATTCGTGTATGAACTGGACGAAGTTCTGGCTCATTACGACCTCCGTTCTGAAATCAGCCGTAAGATCGGCTATGCTCTGGCTGAGAAGTATGACCGTCTTGCCTTCCGTGCTATTGCTCGTGGTGCACGTGCTGCCTCTCCTGTGTCTGCTACTGGCTACGTTGAGCCCGGTGGTACTCAGATTCGTGTTGGTTCTACCACTAACGATTCTGACGCTTATGTGGCTGCTAACCTTGTGTCTGCATTCTATGATGCTGCCGCTGCTCTGGATGAAAAGGGTGTGTCTTCCGACGGTCGTGTGGCTGTCCTGAACCCCCGTCAATACTATGAACTGATCCAAGCTGTCGGTTCTAACGGTCTTGTGAACCGTGATGTTCAAGGTACCGCACTGCAAAGTGGTCAGGGTATCGTGGAGATCGCTGGTATCAAGATCTACAAGTCCATGAACATTCCGTTCCTGGGTAAATATGGTACTGCTTATGGTGGTACTACTGGTGTGACCGCTCCTGCTAACACCGGTTCTTTCGTTGGTGAAGCCCTGGAGAACGCCTCTGACGCTTCTACTGGTATCAACAATGATTATGGTACTGCTGCTGAAGTTGGTGCCAAGTCCTGTGGTCTGATCTTCCAGAAGGAAGCCGCCGGTATGGTGGAAGCAATTGGTCCCCAGGTCCAAGTGACCAGCGGCGACGTGTCCGTTATCTATCAAGGTGATGTGATGCTGGGTCGTCTGGCTTGCGGTTGTGATTACCTCAACCCTGCTGCAGCCGTTGAGCTGTACGTTGGTGCTACTGCACCTACTGCATTCTGATCCTTTTTTGGGGGCTCCTTCGGGGGCTCCTTTTTTTTAATTTCTTATTGAGAATGATAATCAATGGCTTTTCCTACCACTAATGCAACACAGGAACTACCTGCTGTTAATCAAATCTTGCAATCATGTGGGCAAGCGCCTGTCACTACCCTAGATCAAACCAACCCGGACGTTGCGATTGCCTATGGGACTTTGTTAGAAGTCTCTCGGGAAGTACAGGCGGAAGGTTGGTCATTTAATCGGG